GTTAGCGCTTGAAATGCAGAATCTTTCTGGCCCTAAAGCGCTTCAACTCTATGTAGATAAACTTGAAGAGGCGGGTGTTACCCAGCAACAAATGTCTTTCTATTTGGAGAGCATGGCATCCGACACAACAAACTTAATTCCGTTATTAAAAAATGGCGGTGAAGGGTTTAAGTTCTGGGCTGATGCCGCTGAGCGCGCCGGCGTGATTATGGATGAGTCAGCAATCAAGAAGGCTAATGAGCTTTCAGTTCAAATGAAGTTGCTAGACTTGCAGGTTAAGGGGGCAAAGAACCAATTCATTCAAGGCTTAATGCCTGCCTTGGTGTCCGTTGGTGACTCTTTAACTGATGCCACAACCGAAACAAACTTGATGTCGGATGCAGGTGCCACTCTAGGGAATGTGTTTATGGGTGTGGCTGCGATGGGCATGGGAGTTTATGCAGTTATCAAGATGCTGTCCAATGCCATTGCTGGGCTTGCGGTTGATGCGGTAAATGCAAAAAAAATGGTAGACAAGACCTCGGAGAACGGAACTTGGGCCGATAAGCTTCCGGGTATTAAGCTAGGGAAAGCGCTTATCCTTGGAACTGCAAATGCTCGCTTTAATGAAAACAGTGGCGTTCAAATGGCTATGCAGGATAACGCCAAGGTTGCTGAGGATATCGGCAATACTATTACCGACATATTCAGCAAAACCACAAGTGAAGCTGTTGAGGCTATGGCAGAAATCCAGAACAATCAGCAGGGGGTTATCTCTGGTTCTGATGATTGGATCAAGAAACAGAATGAAGCAGCCAAAGCAACAAAAAAAACAACCGACACCCTAAAAGAACAGCAAGCACAAGCACGCAAAAAGATTTCTTACGACTACATGGATGATTTTGCAAAATTCGCTGAAGACTATAAGCGCCAAGTAACTGAAATCCAAGAAGCCAATTTTGGGCCACAAGAGTCTCAATATCTAGCCAAAGCAAAAGCTCGTTATGAATATGAAGAGGAGATGTATCTTCGCCAGATCACTGAGGAAATTAATACCTTTAAGTGGTCTGAAGAGCAAAAGCTTGATTATTTTTATGAGACTCAGCGAATTATTGTAAATGAGTCTGGCAAATATAATGATGAGCTTAAGCAATTAAAACTCAAAGCCCTCGATGAGCAGTACGCTATTGAGCTTCAAAAAGCCAGATTCCACGCTCAAAACGTACAACAAACCATGCGAGAAAGCATTAAAGGCCTTTCGTATGGTGTTGATGAAATCTTTGCTCAAGCCACAATGTCACCGCAGGACTATGATCGATGGTCATTGGAAAATGATCGCTCAAATTCTCAATTGGGTTTGAAGAATGAGCGCGTCAGAGTTGAACAGGACATTATGACCAGTGATGCCTACTCTACGGATGATGAGCGTTACGATGCATTACTGGAAGCGCATCAAGAATACCGTGATGCGATGGCGGCAATTGATGTTGATTATAACCAACAGGTAAAGGAATTAGAGCTTCAAAAATTTGAAGATACCATGGGCATGTATGGTGCATTGCTATCTCAAGCCGGAGCTGTTTGGGGTGATATGACTCAGCTCGTCAAAGACAGTCAAGGTGAGCAATCAGGTGCATACAAAGCCATGTTCTTAATGCAACAGGCTTTTGCTATAGGTTCTGCCTTGGTATCAACACATTTAGCAGCAGCTCAAGTAATGGCTGATCCTACCGCATTAACCCCAGCCCAAAAAGCTATGTATTCATCATTAATTATGGGAATGGGTTATGCACAAGTCGGCCTAATCGCCGGTCAAACCATTGCAGGCTTTGCCGATGGTGGCTACACCGGCCACGGTGGCAAGTACGATCCTGCCGGTATTGTCCACAAGGGTGAAGGTGTTTTAACTCAGGAAGAAATTAGAGCATTGGGTGGACCATCTGGCTTTGAGGCATTACGTCATTCAATCAAAAACGGCTTTGCTGATGGTGGCTTGGCCTTAGGTTCGCCTGCTGACTTTGGTGTAAAAATGCCTAAATTAAGCGGCATTTCTTCACAAGGCCCACAAGTAAATGTGGTGGTTGAAAATTACACTTCTGGACAGGTGCAAACCAAAGTTGACGAGGATGGGCGTATTCGTGTGATTATCCGGGAGGAAATTGATAAACACGTGCCGCGAAGAATTGCAGAGCCTAGCTCAAAAATTCGAAAAGCAATGGAGCGCAACACCACTGCGGTAGCAAAACGAGCGTAATTAAGCCGCCTTCGGGCGGTTTATTTTTACCCGTTAAGTTAGTATCTTGCTTAAATACGGTGCAGTCTGCATAAATAAAAACCTCACATACTCTCCAATATCGCCAAAGGTAATTGTAAATATGACCATGTTAGTCTTAATCAACCATAAGGATAATTTAATACTTGCTGCGGATAAAAGAGTGGTTTGGAAAAGCACTACAGGTGAAATACTTCAGGTTTTATCAGATGATGTTGGTAAAATCACAAAATGGCCAGGAGGGTTTATTTCTGGTTGTGGATTTGCTCCGCTGCTGGAAGAGGTAAAAGAATTTGCTTCCGGCGATGATGTGGGAAGCATTCATGAAATATCACATTTTCTTCGTTCAAAAGTTACAAGCTCTAGTCTTGATGAGTATTGGATATCAACTACAAAATTTGTAGCGATATATGAATCTAATATGGGGTATAGAGCGGTATTTTTTGATGCCAATCAAGATGGGGTTAGAGCTATTAATGACAATAGCTGTCTAATTATTGTGAATGGAGTTGACACTAGTTTCTATAAAAATAGGATTGAATTACTACTGAGCGTTAATGATCTATCTATATCCGATATCACCACCGTTTTGAGCGACTTATTTTCTGATGTGTCTAGTAGGAACCAAGGCGTATCGTCTGGATATGATATGGCTATTATAAATAATGATGGCCGAGTGGTAAGAAAATTTAACTCTTGAGACATTTTAATCACCAAAAAAGCCTCCTCCGGGAGGTTTTTTAATGGGTAAAATTTATGAACAGTTTTGCATTATGCCCGTTACAAGCCGGGTATTCCTTTTCACCTGGCAACAATATGTTGGAGCAGCAACTTCTTGGCGGGTTCGCCCGTCAGCGAAGAATGTTTGTGAATAACGTGCATGTGGTCAATGTGTCTGTACTACTGAAAACCAAAACTCATGCTCAGTATTTCTGGGCGTTTTGGCGATTACATACGCTCGATCCAAAGCCATTTTTATGGCGACTGATTACCGACTCGGCTGAAGCACAGGACCATACCTGTCAGTTTGTTGCTGATTCTCTATCAGTGGGTGAGCGTAATGGCGTGGCTTATAACGTATCTTTTCAGGTGCGATGCAAGCCATTGAACAATGGTGATTTGGCCTTTGATCAGCAGATTATCGACCTGTGGGAATCAGGCAATCCATTCGACATGCTGAATCTATTAGAGCGTCTGGTGAATGAAAGCTTCCCGGATGCTTTGGGGGTGTGATGATTACCGTTGATGATATTAAAGACTTTCATCTGGATAGTGCTCCCAGTGTGGTTTTACTAGAGACACTGGAAATTAGTCATTCACTTTGGCCCAATCCGATTCGACTTGTGACCAATCACCCAGATGGTGTGTCTGTCACTTTGGAAAATGGTCAGCCGGCCACGTTTGAATTTATCCCAGTGATGATCCAGCGTGGCAATACCTCTGACGATCTGGATCAATCCCTGAAAATCACAGTCGGGGATTTGGGTGAAGTGGTGCCACCGTTGATTAAGCTGATTGAAGACGCATCGAGTGACGAAAAGCCACAGGTAATTTATCGCTCTTTTGCTTTTGATACTGCCTCTATGGTGCTCACCAAGGCCACACCGATTGAATTGATCCGTGGTCTGTATGTAGCACAAATGAATCAGGATCATCAAGCTACGACATTTGAAGCCGCAACGTCTGGGAAAAACAGTGTGAAGACAGGTCGAACCTATAACTTCAAAGACTACCCAGACCTGAGAGGATTGATATGAAAAGTATTGATGCTTTACTGGACCGGCAATACGACCCAAAAAAATACCATTGTGTCCATTTTCTGATTGAAGCAGCACAGCATCTCTTTGAAAAAGATTATTCAGAAAGCTTTCTTGGTTTGACCGGTGATCTAAAGCAAAGCATCCAAACTTCGCGTGACACCACAATCAAGAATAAAAGGATCGAGAGGCCAAAAGATGGCTGCATTGTCTTAATGACCAATCTTTTAAATAGCTCCCATGTGGGGCTTTTTTATTGCGGTCGTGTTTTACACCTATCCGAAATCGGTGTGCATTTTCAGGAACTTCGGTCACTAGAGCGAAATTATTCAAGGTTTAGATTTTATGAAGCTTCGTATTTATACCAATGAGCTTGACCCGACTGAATTTAATGAAAAAGAGTATGAGTGCCTGCTTAAAGACTGGCTGAATATTCGGGAAGAATATCCAGAAGCTCGACTTTATAAAGACAGCATCTGCGCCCAAAACGATGTAACGCCAAAAACCAAAGAAGAAGCACTTCAATTGCTGCATGCAGATGGTGATTATTTTGTACTTTGCCATGCTGGCGATGCATTCACAATATTTCTAGTGGCAGTAACTGTGTTGTCAGCAGCACTGGCAATTTACACCTACATGAACATGCCTGAGATTCCCGATCAGGCATCAGGGTCTGGCAACAACAGTTTGGCTTCGCGCCAGAATAAGCATCGCACCAGTGAGCGCGTTCCCGATATATATGGGAATGTAAAATCCATCCCGGATCTGATTGCGCCTTTGTACCGGTATTACGCGGACAGTGTGCAGGTAGAAGAAGCATCGCTTTCGATTGGTACTGGATACTTTGAAATAGATCCAGATCAAATTAAAGAAGGTGAAACCCCGGTCAATACAATTGAAGGGGCAAGCTTAAGCGTTTATGAGCCAAACACACTGACCACCGGTACTGCACAGATTCAGATTGGTGAAGTATTTAATGATCCGCCAATTGTTGCTAAGCAAGTGAGTTCGGTTGATGGGAAGCAAAAGCTGATTTCGCCAAATAACGCCATGAAAGTTTACAAGGGTGTAAGTTTTAACGGGAATACGGTTTCTGTCTCAGGGTCAACTGTGCAAGGAAAACTAGATAAGTATTCATGGGATAGCATCACAGCGGCATTCTTGTATCAATCTCAGAATGCATACGCTGACTTTAATGATCACTTTGTCAATGGTGAGCAAATCATTATTGAGAACGCGATTTATGGATCAGCACCCAATTCCAATATTTCAGGCACCACGGATGTTTCGGCTACTGGTATTTTAACAATTGCATCTTCTGTAAATATCAGTGATCCGGGTAGCTATAAGAAAATTCGCATATCCTCGCTCACGATTGATGATCCTGTAGAAGAGCAATTAAATTTAGCGGGGGAATATTCTGTTTCCAGCATCACCAAGACCGGCTCAACTGGAGCATGGTTCTATGAAGTTGAACTGGCATCCAGTTACATGGAGACCAATATTAATTTTGGCCGAATGTCAGCGGATGGTACCGGCATTTTGTCTGCGGTCTTGACAGACCATGATGAGAATATCGATCTGAGTGGAACTTATACCATCTCATCCGTTTCGGCCAACGATATTACCCTGGTGAATCCCGCATCAGTCAATCCGGATTGGCTTCTTTTATCGAGCCTTACACAGCAGCAGATTGCAGATATGCTTGGGCGGAGCATCACCTTTAAAGGCACAAGCGAAAACTTTATTGGTTGGTACTACGCTGGAAATAAAGACACCGAAGGGATGATGCTGAACTTTTTGGCGGCCAATGGTATCTATGAAGGGGATCAAGCCAAGCAGGTTGCTATTGAAGTACATTATCAACAGTTGGTTAATGGTGTGCCGACTGGGCAAATTTACAAAACAGGCTTGGTGATGCAGGGCAAGGCCAACAACCGCGACCAGGTGGGGGCAACAGTGCGTGAAAAATTGCCGTTTACCGGTCAATTCCGTTTCCGCGCCAAGCGCATTAACGATAATGGTAGTAGTGCAAATCTGATTGATGATGTGGTATTTGAGAGCGCTTATAGCTTTTATGAAACGAAAAAGTTGGCTTATGAACATGACACCACGATTAGATTGAAACGACTTGCAATTGGATCTGGGACCAATGCCTCGGAACTCAATCTACCGGTGACACGAAAGCTATTTTCATATCGTGATGGTATCCAGTCAGCCGAGCGCATCCCGACCAGTAATTTCGCAGACATCATTATCAATATGGCCCTCGATCCATTCATTGGTCGTTTTGATATATCGGAAATTGATGTTCAGTCGTTGTATGAAGTGTCAGATGAAATGGAAGCTTATTTCGGTACACCTAAAGCCTGTGAGTTTAATTACACTTTTGATAACAAGAACAGTAGTTATCAAGAGATGGCCTTTGCTGTTGCTGAAGCGGTTTTCTGTACTGCACGCCGGGAGAATGGCAAACACTTTTTCACTTTTGAGAAAGAAACCCCAAACTCTTTGATTTTGTTCAACCACCGAAATATTAAGCCGGAAAGCCTAACAAAAACCAACCTGTTTGGTGCACCAGATGAGTATGAAGGTATTGAATTTAAGTGGCGTGATGCAACTGATGATTATGCTGAAGCAGTGATTAAGCTGCCACACGATGGCTTAGCCAACTACAAAACCATTGAAAGCAATGGTGTGACTAATGCTATTCAGGCGCATTTTTTAGCACATCGAGCTTGGAATAAAATGCAGTTCAATCGCAAGACAATTGAATTTACTGCATACGGTGAGGCTGATCTAGTGACGCGAAATGATCGCATTGCAGTGGTTGATGATGTTTTTAAAATGCTGGGCAGCGGTGAAGTTGAGACTCAAAACAATACAGTCTTAACACTGGATAATCCTATCAATTTAGAGGAAGGTGAAAACTATGTAATTCACTTGCAGCTCAAAGATGGCTCGGTTGATGTGATTAATATTGTTAATCAGCTTGACGAAAATCGGGTTGAACTGGCACGCATACCGCTTATGCCTTTGGTTATAGACAAGGTGGTAAATGCCACATATAGCATCACTAAAGCCAGTGATCAGGAAAGCGAAGCATACTTAATTCAGGAAAAATCACCTAGCGCCACTTTTGAAACAGGGGTGAGCGCAATCAAGTACGATGCTCGCTACTACAGCAACGACAAAGACCACATAAACAATTTGATTTAACAGCCACCTTCGGGTGGTTTTTTAATGCCGGAGAGAAACATGGCTGATCAACCAGTTACAATTGAAAAATTAATTAAAGCCGATATTGATGCAGATAATCTAGGGAAGGCGGCAAATGAGCTGGGTATTGTAAATCCTCGTTACGGCAACCCATACAAGACAGCACCCCAGACCATTCAAGACATGCAGCAAAAAGCTGATCAACTTGTAGCTCAAGGGTTTTATAAGGGCTATACAACTGAGGCTTTACTTTTAGCTGACAAGCCTGCTGTGGCTGAAATGCGAGCACGCGCTGATGATACGCGTAAAATTTACCGCTGGAATCGCACGAGCGCAGAGGGGGTAACTCCTGTTACTGGGGTGTGGGTAGATACTGGCTTAAGCGACATAGACAAAGCCAAAGAAATTGTAAAGGAAGAGGTCGGTAAGGTTGACTCCAAAATACCCCACTATCCATTCGATAATGAGATTTTATTTGAATTTGCTGATGCGGAGGGCGAAGTAGTCTTTCAAATTAATAGGGATGGCTCAGCATTATTTATCGGTCTTCAAGAATCAATTCAGAAAGAGATATCAAATATTTTTGAGAAGATTCAAAATAATATCTCAGAAAATCTTTGTGAATTAATAGATCGGGAGGGAAATATTGTTTTTATTATTGATTCCGAGGCAAAGGTTTATATTCCAGGGTTGGAGGCTGATCTGGTCACAGCGATCAACAGTAAAGCAGAAAATGGATTGTCAATTAAAGACACTTCTAATTTATCAAATTACTCATATCGTGATACGTTCATTCCTAAAGCACAAAGTCTGCTAAATTTTTTTAGAAACAACCAAGATGTTGGCTTATTAGCACCAGTACCGCTTCAAAGTTTTGAGCAGAATTTTTCAATTGGAACAGATTGGATTAATCAGGCAAATATCACGGAATGGGGGAATTATATTCCAGTTGAAACTCCGTATGGTCAAAATCGTGGTGTAGTACATCCGCAAATCTTAGAGTTTCCAAACAAGTTTATGGGGCATCGCTATATCTTAGCTATTACAGGCTATACGAATGGGGATGTAAAAGAAGAAAATCCTTTTCTACTTGGTTCAAATGATCTTGAAAGCTTTGAGCTACTAACACCATTGATTGATCAACCAGAATTTTATACCTGGGAGAAAGGAGTTGTGTACAACTCTGATCCGTTTATGTTTTATGACATAAAAACTGGAGAGCTTTGCTTAATATTTCGTGAATATTGGGCGGATACCAGTGGAGGGTCTCCGAGTCAAACACATGAGTTTTTATACATTCGCAGAACTAAAGATGGCAAAACATGGTCAGAACGTGAATTGATGTGGGGTAATCAAGCTGGAACAGTCATGTCACCAGCAGTTATTTATGATGTCAACACCGAAACTTATCACATGTATGCAGTAGGCCGCAGCAATGGCTCGGCATACGGTTTATTGCACATGACGAGTAAAACACTTAAAAACGACTGGTCATTGGTAGGGTTAATCACACCACCTTTGGATTCAAGTGTTTGGCATGTAGATGTGAAAATAATTGGTGATAAACAAGTCCTAACTTTTCAGAATCGTGTTGGCAGCACATCAGTAGGGTTCAAAACTGGTATTGCATCTGATTTCCACACGTTCACATGGGCTGAAAACTGGTGGAATCCACCAACTTACGAAGTCTATAAAGCTTCATTTTTACCGCAATTCAACGATCAAAATGAAATGCGTTTAGTTTATGTCTGGACAACAAATCACAAGCCAACTGCACCCCTCAACTACAAACTATTTGTACAGCCAACACCATTTTTAAATGTAGAGTTTTTGGAGAAACAACCATGTCTTTAATATTAAAATCCAACAAATTGGCAACCAACTCCTTGGGTAATATTAATGGAATCAAAGGCGAGCAGGATTGGGTTGCATTCTTTGACTTTGAAAACGGAGAGTACTCTAAAAAGATTAATGGCACTAAAACACCATTAACTGAAAATGACGTATTGGTTTCTACATCAAATAAAAATCTAGCAACCAAACCAATGACCCAAACTCCACTAGGTGAAAAATCTATAATTACTGAACCTAACCAAAAGAGATTCTGGAAAGAAAATGATCGCTATGGACTGTTAGTAGAAGACTCACAAGTCAATTGGTTTGCCAATTCTTACACTCCTGTAACGCAAACGATTCTAAATATACCAGCAATATCAACAATGGTTGCATCTTGTATTGGTACTGGATCAATTACTATTTCTGGGGATGGTGTGGATACTGTCATAGTTACCGAAAACACTCCAGCAACAATTAAGCCGCAAGCTCAAGCCTCAACTATTAATTTAACAGTAACAGTTAGTGGATCGCTGTCATATGCGCAGGTTGTTCGATGCGCAGGTTTTGCATGTGTACACACTCCTATTGCCACAACAGCATCAAAGCCAGCATCTGGTTCAGATTTTATTGAAATCAACCAGGCTTTACTCACTGAACTACTCAATACGACACAGCCGGTCACTATTGTTGCTCAAACAGTGCCTCTTCATCTTACTGCGGACGCAAGGGCAGAATATCCTGAATTAAGAATTGCAATTGAAACAGATGATTTAGTTGCAGCATTTGGTTTGATTAAAACACCCACAGGGGCAATCAAACAAAGGGTGGTTTCGAGTCTTAAGTCAAATTCAACATATCAGGCAAACGCTTCGGGTACTTTGCAACCATATGAGCTAAACAAGCCAATTACACAAGCAATTCAAGTTGGCGATTTTGGTGCTCTCATTGCGACAAATGGTGATGGAATATTAAAGCAACCTCAGGCAACTGGAATCAATAAAATTAAAAGAATCCGTCTAGGTTCCGGGCTTGCAACCCCAACAGTTCAGCAAGGTGCTAACTGTATCTTCACAAAATTAGCAATATTTAACCGGCTATTAACTGACGCGGAAATACTAAAAATTTCTAAGTCTTGGTTATAGGTTTTTTTAAAAACAACTCTGGACTAATTAGATCAGGGTTTTTATTACCAAAATTTAGGGGGCGCAATGTCCGAAAATAGGCCGTACAACAATAATGGATGGGAGGGGAAGATTGACTCTATCCATAAAGACATTCGATTGATCCTGGAGCATGTTGCACGCCAAACCTTTATTAACGAACACCATGAGAATGCAATTGCCAAAATCCAAAAAGAACTTGATGCACTTGAATTAAAGGTATCGGGCCTTGAAAACAAGTCTGCAACTCAGGATGGAGGCCTTGGGGTTTTAAGGGTTTTGCTCGGCCTTTGTGGCGGAACAGTTATAGCTGCATGTATTTGGGTTGGCGCATCAATCATTCAAATTAATCAAACACAGTCACTCATGAAAGAGAAAGTCACACGACTTGAGGAAACTATAAAATGAAACTGATTCAAGAAAGTGCACTTCAGTACTTATCCGTAAAGCTCCCGCTACTGGGGGCTTTTTTAATGCTTGCAGTTTTAGTTATTCAGTGGGCATTAGACTTCAACTTTATCCCTGAGCAATATGCGCCTTTTATCATTGGTACTGTATTGCCAGCCCTAAGCTGGGTAGGTCGTAAAATCGCACAGCCACAATTACACAATCAGTCCTTAGGTTTTGTCACAGTGACAGCCGGCCATAGTAAT